GTTAGTTGTTTTGCGTACACTGGGTCGTACCTCGCTGTAAAATATCCGCCACTGGTGTCTATCAAAAGTACCCGGACGATTTGTTGGTATAAGTAAACGGTGGTTGAATACATAGGATCCTCAATAAGTATTTATGGGTAATAATATCTTTGAAAAGTTGACAGAAAAATATCCCTTCATAACATTGTGCGTTTACGCCAATGCAGAATATGTGGGAGTGGTGCAGAACAGGGACGATATTGTTACAACTATCTACGACTTCGGGGCCGTTACTGATCAACAAGCCAAAATGCTGTTTCTAGAACTAGCCAGCACTTGGTGGTGGGAAAGCAATAGATCAATCCCCATAAACATTTTTTTGCGCAAAGACTGGGAACAGTTCCGCTATACCCTGCGAACTTTTGTCAACAAAGATCTAGAAATTCTACACGGTCCTGCTTGCAGTCTGCTGGACATAGTACGCAAGAAAAGCAAACGTAAATCAATTACTCTTGTACGGAGAATGGATTGATCCGAAATTTCATTGCCAACGGATGCTCGTTCACTGAATATATTAAAAATCCCGACCATGTAACAAAAACCTGGGCAACATATTTGGCACAGGATCTTGCAGTAGATCATCACGTGAACTTGGCCAGTTCGGGTGCGGGCAATGAATATATTTGCCACAGCACAATCAATTATCTTGAAGCCAACAGTTTTGATCCAACTCAAACCCTGGTGGCCGTGATGTGGTCCGGACCCACTCGAATTGATGTTCCCATGAGCAAAGATTGGTACAATCATATCAAGTTTGGTGATTACTCATGTTGTAAAACCGACAGCATTGGTCATTGGATCAACAGCGGAGGTCAAGGTGGAGGTTGGACCTATGCCGCTGTCAGCAAAAACATATTTGATAATCTATACAAAATTGTTGATCCCATGGATCTTTGCATGAAAAGTTTAAGGTATTTTATACTGTTAGAATCTTATCTCAAACAACGCGGCTACAAGTTCTTGTTTACCAGTTTTATTAACTACTGGGACACTACCAAGCAATACCCTGATATATCTGTAGGTGAATACAACCTAGGTTGGTTATGTCAAGATCAACCGATATTTAAAAACTTTGATTTTAGTAACTGGGTGTTTGTTAACGATAGCCGAGATTGCATTGGAGAATTTGCTTGGAATAGCCAATCCAATGGTGATGCACATCCTAGAGACAAAATGCATCAACGTTTTGCTAAAGAAATTTTACTGCCCAGAGTCCAGCAAATTCATGTGTAGTGCTACCAAGGCCGCATAACTGATTGCATGCGCCTTCTTAAAAGTATAGCCTTGTGAGTCGTCCCCGTCCCATACTGACGCAAATACTTCTGTCCACGGGCGTGTTTGTAAATGTGCCTTGCCCTGACGAATAATACTGATAAAGGCCGCCATCCTGGGTATTGAATCTGGTCGCATTGTTTTGAGCAAGTCTGTATAGTTGCCCACGTGTACCAGTTGACCGGCCCAGGCCCGATCAGTCCATAGTCGTTCCCAAGGCGGTGTTGCTGTGAGCATGGCTTCATAATGTGCAGGATCACGAATCAACTGATACACACTCATATTCAAGAAGTCCAGTTTGAAGTATCCACGAGATTCGGCAGTTTCAGAATCTAGTGACGCACAACCTGCTACAGGATCTCGAGGTATGTCTGTTACATAAATACCCGAATTGTGTTTCCTACCATTACTTTGTCGTGCAGGAATGTGTTCAATCAGTTTCAGTACGTCCTCGCGATTCGCAAAATCTAAATCTATATCTGCGCTCATTACCATCCTGCCTTGTTCAATATATCTTTCACATACTCTTGATCCGCTGGGTAGTTGGTAAACTTTTTTTGCCAAGCGTCCGAATCAATGTAGTGCCATACCATGGCCACTTGTTCTGTGCTCAGTTCACTTAGAAACTTTTGTCCCGACTCTGAATTGTAGATTATCCAAGGACTTATGCGTCCTGCTGTGATAGCATAGCACAAGGCATTGGTATTGCCATAGCGCATCCAGTCATGTGGGGGATTGCCTGTTTCCTCTGCCCAACGTATGCTGTGTTCTATTGCCCGAGCCAAGGCATCGTCTACTGCTTCCACACGCAAGTATTCTATCAAGTACTCTGTGTACACATTGTCACTACACCAGTGATCAATCTTTTTTTGTGCTTTGAGCAACCAGGTCATGAAACGTGGGGGTGCAATCACATGAGTGTTTACACAATAGTTTCCAAACTTGACAAATGCTCTATAGTATGGTGAGTCACAAAAGTCATCGTGTGTTTTGTTTTTGGCCGAGCCTTGCATGGTTTCATAGAACCGGATGTAGGCTTGAAAACCCATACGCACACCTGCTTCATGCTTCGCCAAACGCCTACGCTTGGGCTCACAAGAATGCACCAACATGGATGATTCTTTCATGAATGTTTTTTTGCAATACTCACACGTGAATGTCATTTTTTATCAGCGCCTGCGGATCGATTGTATGCATCTATTTCTTTTTGGGTTGTGATCTGTGCCATGACATCTATTTCGTCATCTTTATATGTGGGATACATGGCCATCAAGGCCTTGCGTTTGGCACTGAGTCCGGCTTCTTTCTTTCGGGGCGCGATCCAGGGATGACGTGGTGTTCCCAATCCGGGACTCACACTTGTGGCCATGAGCCATTGTAATTTAGGGTGCTTACCCACGTTGAAAAAGTGTTTATTCAGTCGCTCGTTGCAGGCAATCACATAAAACTCTTGCAGTTCACGTGAACCTTCCACCGCCGAGCCCCAACGTATCATGAGATAGTTTGAAAACTTTTTCTTTTCTTCTGGGGTCAAGTCATCGTAGAATGTTCTCGCCTTGCGGTCAAACATACGCATCTCATTAGCAATGTTCAGTTTATCACTCATGTTTTAGTTAGTCTATAGATCATTATAGCATGTTCTAGTGCATCTTGTAAAGTAGGATTGGTTCTTGCCGCCTGGCGAATTTCGCCCCAAAGTTTGTCTTCCATTATGTGATCATGCAAGGGTCTACCATCTTGGGTTCTTGAGTCGTAGTCAATTTGGTGACCCGTTATGGGATCATATCCATAACCTACTAGGACACGGTCAGCAGGGTCAGCACCCGACTCTCGAGCATACACTTCATTACCCACACGCTCGTAGATGTATGTTGCATCTGGTTTGAGTTGTCCCATTACCAAGCCTTGTTGTAGTCCACGATCTCGCAGTTGCGGCTGACATCTTTTACAAAGTACACACAATCGGGTTCGGGTTCGTCGTTTATGGGCACGGCCAACATCTGACCGTTCTTGAGTTTGGGTGCATACCAGTTGACTTCATGATACACATCTAGTATCTCAATATCGGGGAAACTGGGTCTGTAACTGCTAAGTGGATTGAATTGAAATACTCTAAAGCCTCTATCATTAATCGAAGTTAACGGCAACACTTCCAAGTCACCAATGTCGGGTTCACCTATCAGTATCTGCCAGTCCATGGGCATTTTGAGAGTTTGTGTTCCTATACGCAACACCAGGGCCGGCGCATTAAACGACTCTAAAAAGATCAAGGGAATAAAATGATAGTCTGGGTCTGCTGGATTCGAATTGTCTAGTATAGCAAAACGCATGTCATCAACTTCTTCGGGCAGTTGATTTAGATCGTAGTAGGTGTTGTCTAGTGTTAATATTCGCATGTTGTTATAATACAGGATTTAAAACTAAAAGTCAAGATCTTTTTTTCATGATCACGCCACAATCTGTGGTCCATTCCAGAACTTCATAACCTTGGGACAGCAAGTAAATCACACAAGGTCCACATTTACCAATCCAACAATCATTAAATTGGTATGTGTCATCAAACATTACCATGGTATTGGTGTGAAACAATGATTGTAATGCTAGTAGTTGTTTCATGTGTTCAATTTGGCAATTGACATTATTCATCTCAATTCCTTGTCTAGCATACTCAGCGATTTGCTTTTTGGTTATATCGCGGGTGGCAATTTCTCTTATGTCATATGTGTAATCAAAATTGTCCAGATATACCAATGCAATATCTGTGTGCTTGGACGCAAACTCCCGGGCCCATGCACTGCCTGGTTGCACCACAAATTCAACATTGTCAAGGGTGTCTTGTAATCTAGTTTTAGCGTCATCTGACAAATCAACCGAGATCAATTTGGTTCCATGTTCCTGTGCCAAGTTTGCCAGTATTGTTGTACTACCTTCAAATCTGTCACTTCCAATCTCGACAAACACACCAGAAGTTTGCTCGGGCATGTGTTTTTTAAGTTGCTCAAAAATTTGTGTGCCCATTATGCTATCTTCATCCATTCCAGTTTCTCTGCTGAGAATGGATAGTTGGCTTCTTTGTAGAACTGTTTGCGTTTGGTCAGGTGCCGCTTGGCAAACTTGCAGGTACTGGTAATGTCCCAAATTTGCACATGATCTTTGTCTTCAGCTTTTCTTATACCTCGTCCAATACTTTGAATAACACGGACAAAACTTTTCCCGGGTTCAATAAGAACCAAATTAAAAATCCTAGGGATATTAATACCCACAGCGGCAACACCATAGGTAGCC